CAAATAATTAGATGCCCACCTTGTGCCAATATTCTAAACCAATTTCTTATTGCTTGGATAGGTTGGTTAAGGTGTTCTAATAAATGAGAATTATAAACGGTATCATAGGTTTCATCTGATACGCTTTGCATTATTTCTGCATTACCATTGTCTTTATCCCATGTATCACAAGTTGGAGTCAATGGGTCTGCGCCATCGTGTGTATCTATTCTACCCACGCCAATGTCTATTACTTTACCCTTAACGTACTTTTCAAAGAATCCTTCTTTTACTCTGCGCTCGTATGCTTTACTTGTTTCTGCCATTATATTTTCTTTGCACTTATTTGTTCATGCCCTACTATAAACCTATCTATGTTCTTTACCTTAAACCCGTTATCTATTAACATATAATTTAAGTGTTCTATACAATAGTACCATATATGTTCCCTTTCATTAAACATCGTAGCCTCTGTTTTGCCATCCTGTAAGATTATAGGGCATTGGATTACTAATACACCTCCTTTAACTAAAAGTCTATTACACTCCTTTAAAAAGGCATTACCATCCTCAACGTGTTCAAATACATCTAAGGCAACTATATTAGAAAACTTAGCACTATCCCAATCTTTACTAATCTCAGGGAAGAAACCAAACGATAACTCAGCACTCTTTGAATACTTTTGAAGTTGTTCTTTATATCTAGGGTCTACTTCAATACCCGTTGCCTTGCCTATCTCACTCATTTCCCCCAATAATAAACCAGGTGCGCACCCAATCTCTAAATAAGACTTAGGATATATCTTTGTTAGTTCCTTTTTAACAAGTTTGTTTTTATCTTTTACATTATAAATCTGCTCATCAATAGTTGAACGGATTGGATTACTCCAGTAGTTATCTAAATAAATTTGACTAGGATTGCCAAATAAATCTGATTTGTAACTACCTTCTTCTGTTTTAAAATAATTGTTTTGTGGCATATTTATTTATCTAATGCAAATATATAGTTATTTATTAAATTGTCAAATTGTTTTTGCGTTTGGAACACATAACAATCCCCGCCTTGAGGTATTACATTAGGGGCAGCATAGTACTGCTCCAATACTCTCTTAACCTTTAGCCCTTCGGCTATTGAATAAGCCATTGATTGATTACCTACAAATAACTTACACCCTGCTATATACTTAGCCAATTCGTAAAAGTCTTTAACTTGCAAATGTTCTACACTTGGGTTAATAGCCTTCATTATCTTAAACTCACTTTCTACTCCTACAAACTTTACATTGCCCTCTAGTATAGTGTAATCAATTAAAGGGTTATTATAACGGATTGTTCTGTTAATTATAATGTAATCATTTTCTATTGGGGTGGCATCTATGCTAATTTCATGTATCTTGCCTCTAAGTTGTGGGTATACTATCTGATTCCATAAAGCTATGTTACCTGCTGAAAGGTTTTTATTTTCGGATCTAAATGAATCTAAGTCAAAGTCTACTTTCTCATTTTCAAACTTGCCTAATAATCTTACGCTATCAATATAAGACTGATGTTCTAATAAAGGTTTAAGCATATTAGCCATTGTTTCATTTAACATAACATCGCCTAGTGGGTGGTTAATTAAATTAAAGTTTGAAGGTCGGTCTAATTTTAAAAGATATTCTATTTTGCAGTCATGCTGATGGCAATATTCTTTTAACGATGGGAGTGAATAAATAATATCGCCCGTATTCCCTGAGTGTGATACTTTAACTATTTTCATATATTTTATAAATTTCTGCCATGTATGTGTGGATTTCGTCTAAACAACCTTTGCAAACACTAATGTTACTCATTCCTAACTCCTTCTTTACTTTTTGTGCTGCGTCTATCATAGGTGTTTTATATACAGATATACCATTTGCCTCATAGTAAAGGTAGGCTTCCATACCTTCTTTAATGCGTTCTTTTTGGTCAGGTGTCATATCGCTCTTATTTCTTGTTTGACTTCTTCCCACCATTCACTATTATATTCATTTTCTTGAAGGTTTGGATGGTTGCCATTTGATGAGGGTAGATACTTGATGAGTTCATCTACACAAAATAAAGCAATATATTTAGCATTATCAATACAACTTGATGTACTGTCATCTGCATACCCTTTAAATTTGTCTATTAGCTCCTGTGCCTTTTCTTTTGGTGTCATAATATCGTTTGTTTTCTTTTTTCGTTTATCTTAAAGATGTCGTACTTTTCTCTGGTATATTCACCAAGTGCCAAACCTAACTCAGTTCTCATTCTTTTACTTTCTGTTAGTTTCTTAATACCTTTAACCCAATCCCTTTGACCATTTACCCTTATGCCCATTTTATCGGTTACTTCTTTATAAATAACCCCATTAGTAATAACTGGTAAATTATGCGCCCCTGCCTCTAATATTTTTAAATTAGATTTACACATGGTATAAGTATCATTGAAAGAAGGCAGTAAAACTATGTCTAAATAATTATACATAAACCCATAGTTGTATTGATTTTCGTGTGTAAGTATTTGAACGTTCTTTATTTTGCCCCCGCCTAATACTTGCCCAATATATTGCCAATATTTATTATTAATATCACTTACACCACCCAATACCATTTTAGCTTTGTGCGGTTGTTTTAACGGCTCAGTAAGTAAATTTATGTCTCTATGGTGCGCTATGCCACCTACCCACCCACAATTAATAGTGTCACGTTCTATATTAACCCTATTAAATTGGGCTTCCTCATATAGCAAAGCATTAGGGATCAAAACTGATTCTATTAGCATTTCTGCTATCTTTTGTTGAAGGTAAGGTGTTGACACCCAAACAATATCTGCAAGTCTTAAAAACTTAATTATCTCTGCACAAAATTCTAACTCCCATTGGTTTGAAAAGTTAGTATGCCATATCGGTCTCATCCAGTAATCGTCAATATCAAATATTATTTTAATGCCTTGTTTTTTAAGTCTTTGAAGTGTGCTTAATGGTTGGAACGGTATGCGATTAAATACTATTACGTCATATTCATCCGTAGCAATTTGAACTTCAAACACCTTAAACCGTTCATCTTCTGCTATTAAAGCAAAAGGTACCTCAAGCCTATGGTAATTAACTCCAGGACTTGCGTTCTTTATATATGCGACTTTAACCAATTTTTTAAATATAATTTATAATCGTTGTATGTGGTCCTAACTTCTTTATATGGTATGCCTATCTTTCTTGAACATTCTTTAATACTTCCGTAAATGTTGCAATATACAAATATTCTACTATGGTAAAGTCTTTTTGGATCGTCAATGTCTTTTTTTAATTTAGCCGTTATATCAGTCTCATTATCAAAATCGGTTACTACTTCTGCAATATTGCAAAACCACTCAGGGTTATTTAATACCCACTCATACTTGTTTGAGTGTTTTTTAGCCTTATCAATAGAAGTGGTTTGCGCCACTCTTATCATAAATGCCAAATGGTTTTTTATGTTTGTGTATCTTTCATCTGATAATTCATACATCTTTAGTACTACCTCATTTCTTAAATCTTCCCAATCTTGCCCACCTATATTTTTACAGGCACTCATAAATGTCTTATGGTGGTAAACGGTAAGTATTTGAGACCTTGACACACCACAAATATAGTATTATTTCAGTAATTGATTTATTTTTTCAGGTATTGTTTTATTGTTCATGTTTTCTTCAAGTTCGGTGTAGGTTAGTTTAAAATCTTTTAAAGCAGTTGGCTCAGGTTTATAAAAGAAGTGAACGCAGTTACTTAAATACTGTCTGTTTACTTGACAATGCCCATATTTTTTATGAAGTGCATATTGTAGGTCTTTTATGTAGTCGTCTATGGCTGCCATTGGTTATTTTGTTTTTATATATTTTTTTACTTCGTGTATTATCTAGTTACAAGACAGTTTCAGAAACCGAATCTTTAACGACATCTTTTTTTCTTAATCTGCCTCTACATTCAAGGCAAGTATTTCTGAATTTTTCAAAAAGAGAAATATTTTTTACTGAATTACATTTTTTACATTTCTTTTCTGTAACTATTCCATTTTTAACAACTGTATTTTCCCTTGTGTATTTTAATTCTCCACGAATAGGTATAGGTTTTAAGTTTCCTAGTTTTTCGCTTATTTTTCTCGATTCTGAAACAGTTAATTTTTTTAAATTAGATAATTTATTATTGTATGCTATTTTGTCTAAATGAGCAATTACATATCCGTTTAAGTTTTCTTTTGGATTGAATGACAAATAGATAAGTTCAGGTAGATTTACTGAATAACGCACATTTACAACACTAAAATTCATAGTTACCCTTTGGTCTTTTTCCCCTTTCCATAATTTTCTGATTCTATCCTTAACCCATCTTTCGGATTTACCGTTAGAAACCCATCTACCTAATGATTTTACTCTGCCTAAATTAGAAACTTCATAAATCCCATCAAATCCAATGGCATCAACCCAAATTTCACCTTCTAAATCATCAATCGAAAGAGAAAAACCGTCTTGTAACAGTGGCTTTGAGCAATCTGTAGATTGTTTTGTATTTGAATTATTATCTTTCATTTCTTTTCTTTGTTATATAGCAGGGTCTTTGATTTCATAACTTACCAAATAATTTAGTTAGTATTCTATCGGTTAAGATTCACTTCTACCCTCTATTTCTCTAATGGTTATAGATTCGTATTTGCAAATAGCGATTGCACGATCTAATTCATACTTTAATAAGTTGTTAGATTGTTTTAATAAGTTGGCTTGTGCTTTGGCTTCTTCTACTGAAATAGCCTTTTGTTTAAGAAGTAACATCATATCGAAAGCATGAGTGAATAATTCTTTTGCGGATGGGTTTTTAGTACTTTTCATTATTATTGATTGTTTATATATTTTATTATTTCTTCTGTTTTTTGTAAGTATTTTCTATCTTTAATATCATACACAATATTTGCACGTAACAAATCTTCTGCACTTTCGATAAGGTAATCTAACTTAAACCTAGTCAACATATCTTTACATTTATCTATTTCATCATACAAGTCAGTAGCATTTAATATAGCTTCTGTATATGGTTTTTGGCTTTGTACTGCGTATCTTTTACCTGCATTATCGTAATAAATATAATTAGTTTCATATACTGCTTTCTTAGTTGCTGCTATAAAATCATTCCCACTATTTCTGAAATCACTTTCAAGTCTATTCGATTTTGAAACTTCATAAGGGTAATCAATTTCTTTTTGCCTACTCTTTTGGTTATTCTTTTGTATTAAGTCTAGTATAAAATCGCAATCAGAATCATAACCAGAAAGCCATGATGACACTAAAAAGTATTTATTATTATAAAAGAACAATATATTTCTTGCTCTATATATTTCATTATTTGACTCCCCTAATATTAAATGCTGCATATTACTTTTTTAAATATCCAATCAATATTCCAAATAGAAGTATTAAGATCAAAGTACCTATCACTCCAATATACCACCATTCATACCATTTAATTTTAGGGCAATCACTTATAATTGTTTGCTTTGTTTTCCACTTTACTATCGTATCTAATTTTGTAATTTGCTGCTCTACTATTCTATCCTTCCATTGGATAATTGTTTTTACTTTAACGCCATCTTTTATAACGAATAGTGTATCACTATGGGTTAATGTGTCAAACACTCTTAAAACGGTTGTGTCGAACCCCCGAATAGTATCGTGCTTTGTAATTGTCGTAGTGTCTACCCATCCCTTTTTAAATCCTCTTGACTGCCAATGCTTTTGACTGCAAGATGAAAGTAAAAGTATAGTTGTTATAAGTAGAATCGTTTTCATTTTATTTATGTTTTATTCTAATCCTCGTTCTTTAATGTTAGTTTCTAATTGTGATATTAGACCTTTTATGTGCTGACCCAGTTGTTCATCAGTCATAGCTAATAAACCAAGTGTTGTTATTCTATAAGATACTTTAAAATATCTTGGTTTTTGTGGTCTATCTGATTCTTTAGAAAATAAACTTGCTAACGATGCTTTTGGTGGTTTGCGATATGCTGACTTGACAATATCAAATTTAGCCATCATTTCTATACATAGTAGTTCGTCTTTTATACCCCATTCATCGCCCACAACTTCTCCTATGTGTATTTGTTCTTTATTCATGTTATTTTTGTTTTATATCCTTTTTTTCAAGTTTAATCTTCTCTTTTTCTACTTCTTCAATCGTGCCTATAAAGTAACTGCATTCATATCCTTTAATATATTCAAGAGTTATTTTATTCATCTTTTATCTCAGTTCCAAGTTTTATAGAATGTTCAACAAGTTCAAGTATAAGCGTATATTTACTTGTATTTCTAAAACTATTTACATTCTTATAGCGTAGCCTTTCTGCTATCTCTTTACGCTCTAATTTACTCTTTTTTATGTGAGGGTAGTCCTTCATGTTTAATCAATATGTTCCGTTGTTTAAGTGACCTTTGTAAATAAGAATATTCCCTATAATATTATAAGCGGCAAACACATCCCCATCTCTCTCACATTTACCTAAATAAACTACCTTTCCATAATTATTGGGTTTTGAAATAGCTTTAACCCATCCCTTAACGCCATCCTTACAATGCGTAAATTCAACTCCTTTTCCTTCTGATTTCTCAGGCTCGTTTATAAATATTACTTTTCTCATACTTCAAATCTAATAAATATATTTCAATTAAAAAAGTGTTTTATAAGTTATTGTTTATTTTTATACCTTAAATCGCTAATTATCTTACCCATATATTTCTAAAAGTAACTCCTCTTTGCGCTTAACAAATACTTCATACCTATCTTGGTGATCGTGTTCTTCTGGCAATGCAAGTAATATGTTTCTCTTATCTAATCTCAAACTTTTAAAACGTCCTTTGGGTAACACATGAAGGAACTGCCAATGCCACTTACTATGCCCAATATTTAATAAAGGCTTACCACTTAACTCAGAAATATGTTCTCTCTCTGACCATATCTCTAAAAATAGTTGTAATTCGCCTGTTGCCATTACCAATATATTTTTCTATTTTTTGTAAATTCTTTTGCCTTTTCATGGCTTATTTGTTCACTTCTGATTATTCTACTTACCGCTATATTTAAGTCGTCATAAACTACTAAGGACATTGCTTGATGTGTATATTGAGTAACACCTTCTTTCTGTAATTCCTTTGCTATTTCAGCATTACTTAAATCTGTTTTAAAGTGTAATTTACAGACTAACTCATATATTTGTTCATTGGTCATAACTTTATTTTATTTAAAATATTATTTCTAACCATTAATGTAAAGCAGCCTATTACCACTAAATCTAAAAAGTAAATGTACGTCATTTGTCTATGTGTTTAGCGTGAAACCCTCTACCATAACACTCTTTTTTTGTGCATGGTTTATCTGTATATTTTACCATTAGCAATATAGATAATATAATTAGTAAAATGTAAATTGTCTTTTTCATTGTATTATTTTGTTTAAATTGTTTTCACATTGTTCGTATAACTCTATATACTTTTTATCATTTATACACAATCTATCTTCATGTTTATTTATTGCGTGTATGACCGTTGCATGGTCTTTTAACCCTAATATTTGCCCAATCATAGACAATGAATATTTTGTATATTTTTTAAGTAATACTGACGTTATATGTCTTGCCTCAACTATATGTCTATGCCTATCTTTTGCCTTTATAAAATCAATAGACACACCAGTTGTTTCAGATACTACCTTTATAATTATATCGTGTTTATTTAAAGGAACACTAATTATATCCCCGATCAATAAATCCCTTTCTTTTATTAAATCTATTATTTGGTTATTCAATTTGAATATCTCACTATTTATTTCCGTTAATCTTATCATAAATTTCTTTTTCTAATTGGTCTGTTTCGTATAAATATTGCATCTGGTTTAAATCTAAAAACATAGTTTCTTTATCTTGAAATTTAACAACTAATATAGACCCATTAATAGTAGAATCTTTAAACTCCCCTATATACATTAATACTATATCTGCTATTAAATCTTTTGTCATTTTCTTTTAGATTCTCCTACTATCTTTTTAGGGATAAACATTTCCTTCATTCTATCAAATAACCTAGCATCGTAAAACTGCTTTAATAAATCCATACTTAAATTAGTTGTGCCATGTGTTATATTTTCACCCCTCTGAAATCCTACATACCTCTGAATTAAAATATCATGTATCAAATTCCTATCAGTGCCGTAATCTTTTAATACTTGGCTCTCAGTTCCTATATCATCAATCATTAACTCAGGAACATTTACCAACATAGAAATATAAGCCTCACCATTTATTTTAAAATTAGTTTCAATCTGTTTAGCTGAAATTATCATCATACCACGTTCTCCGTATTTAGTTTGTATTTTCCTATAAACAAAGAAATTTAATGTCTTGCCAACCCCCTTAGAACCATAAACAAAAAACCCTTTATTTGGATTATCTTTTAAAGCTGGGTAATATTGTTCACGCTCCTGGCAAAAGAATCTAACGTAATGAGCGCACTCTTGATCTACTTGAAAACCTCTGTAAACCTTTTCACCGTACCTTTGCCAAACAGATACTAATAATTTTTGCGGGTATAATTTAATATTTGATTTCATCAATGTTAATGTCTCTTAATTTTTTCGGGGCTAAGTCTATTGATTTTTGCTTATCTACTTTAAGTTCATACACATCTTGCCATGAATTAATAATTGATTGGTTTAATATCTTTATCGCTAAATCTGTATTACTATTTGAAAGTGTAGTCAGTTTCTTTTTAAGTAAATCTATTGCGGTATCGGTTGCAGGTTTTTTTATCTTCTTTCTCATTTCTAAAAAAGAATCAAATGTTTGTTGAAATTCAGTTTTGTCGCTGTCTTTATCTTTATCTTTATCCTTGTCTTTATCTTTATCTATAGCACCTTGTAAGGGGCTTGTTAGGGGCTTAATTTTATATTTCTTATGTAATAATAAAATAGACTGATGTACACGATTAGCAGGGTTAAGTTCACCATATTGGAAGTCTATAAAATCAGGTATAAACCATTTTTGCCCATCGTCAAATACTTTTATATGATTATTAAAAACCTTTAACGCTGAAATTAAATCTATATTACAACCTATTCTTATTTGAGCAACTTCAATATCAACTTGCCAAATCCCAGCATGGTCGCAATCGTCTAGTATATAAAACCAAAATAGTTTATAAGGTGCGTCTAAGCCCCTTACAAAGGGTTTATTCCATTTAGATGTGTCAGTAAATCTTTTAGCCATTATTTGTGTAAAAATATAAAAACCCCTCTTTCGCACTTAGCCCTACCACAGGCATTAGATTGATTAAGGGGTTTTAATGTATAAAGTTTATTGATCATGTGGTAGTACTTATTGCAAACCTAATATTTATTTTTGAAATATCAAAGGTTAATTTTTAAATATTATAATCATTGAATCGTGCATAGGTGCTTTATTTGTAACATATTCACCTTTGGTATTTAGCCCTAAAAATTTAACTCTCCCCTTTAAGAATCGGATCTCTTTTGCATTTGGCAATATGTGATCATGGAATATTTTTGTACTTGTGCTGACTGGTAATAACATTACACATAGTTTACCTTTTTTACTTTCTTCGATTGCCTTTATTATAAAAGCCTCTTTCAATAATCTCGAATAAGGAGGATTAATGAAATTAGATTTACCCCACTCAATTAATAACCCATCGAAGTTAGAATGTAATGGGCATGGGTCAAAATCAAAATTAAACTCAGTGTTTAACATATCGTACAACTCTTTTGGAGTAGCCCAATTATCGCTATGTGTTAAATTTCTATTCTTCATTTAATTTTTAAATCTGTAAGTAAATTCATTTGCTCCAGTATCTTTATTCCATCTTTTACCTGTTCTGATAAGCAATTCTTTGTCGTGTAAGACCGTTATACTACGTCTACATGATGTAAGTAAATACCTTGTCATATTGCAAATATCAGACCCAGTAAACTCAGCGCCTTCATATCTTTTAAATACCGAAAGTATTACCTCGTTTTGATGGGTTGCTTTTTTAACCTGTTTTTCTAAGGTTTCACCGCTTTCCCCTGTTGTATTGAAAAATGATAGTTGATTCATGGTTTATTTACTTTAAAACATACTTTCCTGTTTTACTTTCTGTTTGTATCTCTTTTCAGCTTCTTTTAAATTCAAAATAGCTTGTTTATAGTAACTATCTTTTAATTCTATACCTATTGCTTTACGACCCATTGAAACTGGACTGAAAATGTCACTACCTACACCCATAAATGGACTTAATACAACTTCATTGGGATTGCTATATAAATCAACTAACCTATCTAAAACATCTAATTGAGTGGGCGTGACGTGTTTCTCGTCATCTTCTTCTTTTGCGTCATGGAATGGCATAACATTCCCCTCTCTTACATCATCCCAAACACTTGAAGCGTACCTTTGCCAAATATAATGATTTAACTTAGTTATTTTATCTTCTTCATTTGTTTTTAAAAGATATTCCCACATTTCATCAGCAGTGAATTTTGTATTGTTTGCATTATTGTAAGCCCTTAACATATTTGGTAAAATTGGAATTTCCCCAGCATAATGGGTTAACCCGAATGGGTGAGTTACTGGTACTTTATTTTCTCCTTTTTTTCTAAAAATTAGAATATAGTCGGGATTTGCGGTAAAACATTTGGTACTATCTTCTACTATAAATTTGTGCATTAAACTTTGTACCATCGTTCTTATTCTTACCTTTAAGGGTTCTTTCCAGACAGTAATCTTATTTTTATATTCAAAACCGTTTTTTTTATACAATTCTATTATTTTATTTGGGAAGTCAGATAACGTTCCAGACACATCGCAAATATCGGTAACGTGTAAAGCATTTATTCTACCCAACTTTGTTACCCTTGAAAGCTCTTTTACTAAAAATTCAAATTGTGTTAAAAATTCATTCGTATCTGAAACATTACTAAAATCTTTTTCAGAGCTTGAATAGGTGTACAAGTTTGCAAATGGGGGGCTATAAATACATAGGTCTATACTATTGTCCTCTATTTTTGGGAGAACATCCATACAATCCCCGTTATAAATTGCGTACTTGTCTGTGATTAATTGGTCTTTTACTTGGCTCATATAAATGATGGTTTTATTATTTGTTTGTTAAATTCTTTGTTTTTGTTTTCAAATGATTGATTGACATTTTTTGTCAAATTCTCATATAATTCAATAGCCTTTTTGGTTTTTTGTTCTAAAGCCTCAGTTACCCTTGTTTGCCCATCGGATAAAACCATTTCAATAGTTACGTCTTTAGTTTGTCCAAACCTCCAAAACCTTCTAATTGCTTGGTAATATTGCTCGTATGACCATGTAGGGAAAAATACTGAATGATTGCAATGTTGCCAGTTTAACCCCATTGATGTCATTTTAGCTTTAGTTATAAGTCTTTTAATTTCGCCATTTGCAAACGCTAAAAGTATTTCTTCTTTTTTATCTATTGATTGACTGCCTATAATTTCTACAGCTTCTTTATCAGAAGCCTTTAATATTGCACTTTCGTTGTTAGTGTTGCACCAATATACAGAGGTTTTACCATCAGCCAACTCGATAGCCTTTTCACATCTTTTTTCTTCTGTTTGTTTTTGCTCGTGCCTTACCTCTGTCATTGACTTTGCCATTGGTGTGAATAGTTGCACTTGACCGTTTATATCAATTAATGATTGATTTTTAACAATGTGTTTATTCACTATTAAATTTGGCAACTGGTATCTTTCATTTGAAAATCCTAAGTCACTAGGCATTTTTACCATAATAGCCCATTGATTCACCCATGCAAAAAAATCCGTTTCAGCGTGTGGCTTTAAATAGAACTTTTCGCCTATATTTCTATTGTTTGAATCTACGCTATTTTGATTGTTCTTAAAAAACTTACCTAGCATATCCATATATCCCATATACCCTAAAGCTTCTGAACTTGTACCTAATTCAATAAAATCATTAGGGCTTGGGGTTGCAGTGCTTAAAAATCTATAAGGTATCTTCTTTACAAATGCAGTAACTTGACCTTTTATTTTGCCGTCAAAGTTTTTCAATATAGAACTTTCGTCTAAAATAACCCCGACAAAATCTTCGCTATTGAAATAATGTAAACGCTCATAATTGCATATAACTATTTTTTTGGTGTGATTACCATCTTTAGAATATTCAATGTCATCTATGCCTAGTTTATTGGCTTCTAATATAAATTGGAATGCCACTGCTAATGGTGTTAATATCAAGACCTTTTTATTTGTTTCTTCGATTATATTTTTAGCTATTGCTAATTGTATTAATGTTTTACCTAGTCCAGTATCGGCAAAAACAGCCATACGACCTTTTTTTACAGCTCTTGTAATAATTTCTTGTTGGAAGTCAAACGCAATATCGGGTATATATTTAGGATCAAATCCAAAATTACCTATTGAGTGTTTTTTTGATTCTATAAATTCTTTGTAGTTCATATTTTTTTATAAAAAACCCCCTTATCCACTCGGCATACCATTACGCCAGTAAAGAATAATTGAGAAGAAAGGGGGTAAATGTTTTTTTTATTTTGGCGTAATGTATTGCAACATTAAAGTTATTTATTTAAATAAACAAATATTATTTACTTTTTAATGTTTTTTTGTGGTTAATTCTGATTAATTGTATTTGATGAAAACGCTTTAATTTAGCAACTAAGATAGCATTGTAGTTCATTACATTGCAATAATCTATTGTCTGTACGCTTAATTGTGATGGTGTCATATTTCTTCAATGTTTAAAATTTGTTTGTCATATTGAGATGTCGGGAAGGTAGCATCAGCAAAGCAAGTGCCTTGATATTTTCTGCCATCTTCACTTTTACCGATTACCGACCATTCTGCCCAGTTGCTATCATGGGTGTCTACTATTTCTTTAAACTCCCATTCAATGTTTACTTCAAAGCCGTTTATTTGTTCAGTTGTTTTCATTGTAATTTGTTTTTTAAATGTGTTATGATTTGATCCATTTTATTAATGTAGTAACCTTCAAAATCTTTATAACCCTCATTCTCATTCTCCCAATTTCTAAACATTACACCCCTTAACCTTTGACTTGGGCTTTTACCTATACTTTCATCTACTTTTAAATTCTGTATTAAATCTAATTCAGTCTTTGTGAAATTTTCAGGTTTAATTGCAGCGTAAGCGTATTTATTGTGCATTGACATAATAACCCCTACATCAGATGGGGCAAGTTCATTACACGCTAATCTAATGCTTATAGTGTTATCTTTTCTAGTGGCTATACTTTCTATTATTGTAGGAATGATTATCATATTTTATATTTTAAAATTCTTTCTATTATTTCTGCGCCTTTTTGGGGGTTATATCCTCTATCAAACAATTCTCCAAACCATTCGCTAGACTCGCTACTAAATAATAACCAATCTTCATGCTTTAAATATGTCTCATCATTAAGTTCATCTACTAATAATTCAACCCAGTTATTAAACCCATCATTAGGTTCACTAGTTAAATATTTATCTAATGATCTTTGCCAATCGTTCATACGTTTAAGTGATTAATTTTATTAAGTTCTAAAGTATAGGTTTCATATTCTACTTGGCTAGATATTGCTATTGTTTCCCCTGTGATTTTAAAATACTCAGATTCTAAGTTATCCCATTTAGGTTCTCTTATTGATTTGCCAAAGTTACCAGTCAATGCAGGTGATAAGGTTTGAATCTCTGCTATTAACTTACTTAGTTTTGAATCTAAGATAGTATCTTCTGACTTTTGGGGTAATCCATGCTCAGTAGCATAATTATCACTCCACATAGATAGTCTGTCCTTTGCTTGTGAAAGTATAGTAACTATCTTATCTACTTGCTCGTTTGATATTAATTTATTCATCTTTGCTTATTGTCATTACCCACGCATACATATCTTTTGCCATTGCTGCAATATCTACAAATGTTTTACCAGTACTTTGAGAATAAAAGTTAGTTGCATTACTCATGCAGTTTTGTGCTACTATCATTCTTTGCGTATGATCTTCTCTTTGTTTTTTTTCTGCTAATTGCTCAGATGTTAGTTTAGCGAAACCCCCACTCTTTTGCTCTTTAATATCCCAAGCATAGAATTTACCATTTTTATCAACTAAGTTTACTTCAACTTCTTTAGCCCCATCTTGAATTAATTTAGCGGTTATAGGGTTAGATTTAAGGTTTAAAGAGATTTCTTTACCTTCTGGGGTTTTGATGTTGCACCAATCATTATTACTAGTTTGAGATGCTATTATTATTTTTGTATTCATTTTCCTATTGATTTAGCTTGTACATCTGATTCTAAGTCCTCCCAAGTGTCTATTTCAAAACCTGCTATCTCTGCAATAGCGGTTAAAAAGACTGCTTTAAATTGATTCTGTGATATAATAGTAATATCATCCCAATTAATCATACTACCATCATCCCCTTTGCGTATTACTGTTATTTTAATTGCATTGTAATTATATATACAGGTAAACTTTTCATCACCATCGTGTCTATAAACTTTTTCATCAGACATAAAATAGTGAGGTACTTGTACTTCTTTTTCGATTGTTTGTTTAATTGTAATTTTCATTTTATTATGATTTTATTGTAATTGTTTGCTAATTTAATTAAGTTTTCTAGGTTGTTTGATTCTATGTATTTACCATCTATAAAAGATGAATAACTACTATGGTGCTTATTTATTATTAAGGTCATATAAATAAATGTTTATCATTATCATCGTTAGCCTTTCTAGTTAAATACTCAGTAAGTGTAATACTATGCTTTTTTGCTTTCTTTTTCCACTTCGCTAAATCAAATTTATCAAATCTAAAATTAGCCCTATCTTTTATTTGTTTTTTAGTCATGTTAATTTCTTAATTGTATTGCAAACGTACATACAATAATCCGTACTTACAAATTTATTTTAAAAATAACTTAAATTAAACCTTAAATAGTTGATTACTAAATACATATTATTGTATGCAAAAACATATAATTAGCCCTTTTTTACATATTTTAATAATAAAAAACCCCTACCGATTAAAGTAGAGGTTCTTATTTTGGTTATTTGTGTCTATAAAATACTTTCTACACCTTGTAATATCTTTTGAAACTTCTTTGATCTACTAGCCTCTAAAGGTCTTAATGTACTGCCAAATAATTTAATAGCACCTTTATAATCCTTTACTTTAGCCTTTAATTTTGGGAACTCATTTAAACTTGGCTGGTTCTTGCGTTTTCGCTTTTTACTTTCATCTACATGAATATACCCTTTAGGATAAATTACCGCCTTTATTTTTCTATCCTTAACAAACTTTTCATTTCTAATGATTACCTCATTGCTTGATACTATAATATATTTGCCAACTGCATTTCTATATATTACACCGACCTCTACACCTTCACTTAATAACTTTTTTCTACACTCAATGCAATGCTTATAACTTAGTAATTTTACAGCAAACTTACTCTTTACATCCTTCATTTTCAATTTTCAATGCAAGTTCATGGTTAATTATAAAAGAGTATTGCTTTGCACCTTCAATACAATATATCCAGTCATTAGGCTTTAAAACACCATTTAACAACATCGTGCCGTCATTATTTTGAACCTCTACTTTAATAGATCCGTTTGGATTATTAATGCAGTTCACTTTTTTAGTCCAACTTACCCAAATAGTATTGGTTAAAACCATTTTATTAGTATCTCCAATTACTTCTAAGGGCTTTAAAAAGGTAACATAAGCAGTATCTACACCTCTATTGCCGTCGCTTATTCTATACATGAAACTACAAATTGAATCACATATTACATCACCGCTTGAATTAAAAGTAATTTGCCCGTAATCGGTTTGTCTTGATGAATTTCTTGTAGAGTATTTAACCCCGTTGATTTGATAATCTAAAATGCGTAGTGCATCATTGTCTAAATCAGAATCATTTAAAAGCACATTGACAGAGTTACTATAAGTGGTGTCATTGTTTGCCGTTGGTCTGTTTTGAGCGTTTAATCCTAATGTAAAAAGAAGGATGTAAAAGACTAGTATTATTATTTTCACCATAGCACAAAGATATATAATACCTTATTGAAGAAACAAATTTATTTTTAGAATCGGTTATAAATGATTGTCAGGAAACGGACGGGCAAATATAGCATAAGTATAAGAACGTCTACGCCTCATTACTTCACCGCCATTACTATCATTGCCAAAAGCTGTATTACCTTCTATTGATTCAAAGGTTACTCCGTCAATGTCTTTTACAAAGATGCCTGTATGATCATATCTTCCGTCTTTATTCCAATCAAAGAAAACAATGTCACCCTCTTTTGGTACTTTAACAATTTGTTTATTCTTTTTGAAATAAGCAACCGCCGTTTGACACCCTGCAAAACCTTTAGTAAATCCGATTTTAGGCAACCTCATTTCTGCTTGGTCATACACCCAACTAACAAACATTCCGCACCAGGCAAACCCATCAAGCCCAAACCACTTGCCGTATTTAGTTTTATTAGAATTTTTAGGACTTTCTTTTGTCCCTATTTCTTTTTCTGCTATTTGTATTAGTTTCATTGCGGTTTAATTGGTTCTATTTTCTTGTTTTGTAAACATTTTAATTATCATTTATATTAAATCTTGCTTTGTCTATTTTACTTTCTAACGCCCTTAAAGGTAGTTTAATAGTCCATTCATAACCCGCTACACATAAAGCAGAGTAATGGGAGTTTATAGGTCTTATAGAGTGAACCATATAAAATATATTATCTGTTACAGGTAAAGAATCATAATCTATTTCATCATCATTTGGGGGTGTCATACCTAAATCCTCTAACTCATCATCAGATAGTAAATAAGAAAGGTCTACAACTGGTAATTTAATCTTCATTAGTAAATATCTTTAGTATGTAAATCAATTCTTTTATTAAATACTTTGTAATTATCACTACTATCAACATCTATACGGGCAAACCCTAAATTATGTCTAGTATTAAATGGGTCGTAGTCGGGGGCTAACGTACACAAACACCCCGTTGAATAAGTTGTAATTACCTCACCACTTAAATTACTTTCTGAGTGTTCTGATGTTTGATGACAATGCCCAATTAACATACTAGATTTAAGTTTATTAAATACACCCCTTGCAGGGTTTACAGGGCTAAAGAATCCCTTTACAATTAAATGCCCATGTGTCATAGGTAATTTACCCGCTTGAACTATAATACTTTCACCATGCCATTGTATGCCTTTTTCTCTTAACTTTAATCTTGATGACAACGTATAGTATTCATCATGGAATAATAGTTGAGCCTTACTCATTAACCATCTTTTATACCACGCATCATGATTGCCCTCCATAAAGTGTATTTCAGCTTTAGGGAATTGAATTTTTAACATATCTAAAAACTCAATAATCATATCAAACCATCTCTTTACATCTGTAAGAATTGGTGGAGGGTTTAAGTGATTTGTAAATGGTTCATTATCCAATAAGTCCCCGCCTATAATAATAGTATCAATTTTATCATCTTTGCCAAATTGAAGTGCTGCGTTTAACGCCCCTATATCATGGTTAGGAAAATGAATATCTGAAAGCCATAAAACCTTTTTACCTTTTACTTTAAAATATTGTCTAATCTTACCCGTACTTTCAGGGATTCCGAAAGGGTTTTCTCTTGAATATTGTGTATTATGGTCTACTGGATTTTTAACTTTACTTGTCCCACTTGCATTAGTATACTTTCTAATAACTCCCCTTGCGTGTTCTACGCTTGAGTATAGTTCTGGATGTTCTAATGCCATTAAAGTGGCTATTGTCCGTTTACTAGAATCTTTGTATTGCGCTAGATATTCTAATGCAACTTTACCGATTTGAGTAATTTTATATGACATTATTGAGGTTTTATAGGGTCTATTTTCTTATTTTCATCTGATGTATCACAACCGAATTGAATAGCAACCCCTAAAACCCCCCACCAACCTATAAACGTCAATATCCCTTGCGGTGTCCACCCAAAGTTTTCTAAGGTCATACTAATTAAACTACTACCCGTAATATAAGCATAAACACTCCTAGTTAAACTTAACCATCTCGGTGTTACTTTAGTTCTTTTTCTTGCCATCTTTGAAATTTTTAATTTTATTAACGAAATAAGCAGACAATAAAGAGGCTGCTATACTAAAACAGAAACGTGCTACTTGTTCACTCCAATTTATACCACCGCCCATTAAAACATAAGAAGTAGTTCCACCCGTAAACATGGCAGTTATTACCTCTGCATTTTGGTAACAATGGTGAACGGCATAGACTACTTTCATCCAAATAAATGATACAGTATTGATGTTAAAAATGCAGTTATTTCTTCTAAATGTTTTTTAATACTCATAATAATTCTTTTGCGTGTATTCTGTTATGTTTTCTCCATGCACTATTTTCTTTTAATGCGGTCTCCATAGCACCACCATCCACTTTAAACCATTCTTTGTAGCCAAATGCCCATGCTATATATTCAAAGCAATAAAGTGTCTTAGTTGCCTTTCTTTCACTTGTAAATCCGTAGAACTTACCCGTTAATTTATAAACTAGCATAAACCAAAACAAAGATAAGAAATCATATTTAGTTTTACCAACCTTTGAAAGTAATCTTTGACGGACTGTCTTATTATTAAAAGGTAAGTTGGCTGCTTCTATTTCATGTGCGTTTGGCGGTATCCATACATCTACTATTTGTTCTTTTACCCAATCTTCATAAGGTATAAGTATAACACCTTTAATATCGGATTCAACTATAAACCATTTACCCTCTAAAAGTATTCTAACGCTACCATGATTAAAGAAGTGGCACGTGACCTTTCTTATTAAATGACTTATTATTGTAAGTGGTCGTTTCCAATTAAAAGGAGTGTGAACCATTAATATTTGTAGATTTTCCATTATAGTTGTACTATTTGATTATTTTGATACAAAGTTAATAATTCATACCATAATTGGCTAAAACTATTTTTAACAGCTTCATTATATTTGTAATCTTGCTCATTTCTAAAGGCTTCCCAACCTAAATAAGCCAAGTCTACTGCCAAACCACTATTATATGCAGTCAATGGAATTGTAAAGCCGTTTAAACTAAAAGAATCATTAGGGAACAACCCTAAACCTAAATACTTTGAAGGTATCTCAATTCCGTAACCCGTTGGCGTTGGTGGTGTCGTATCTGGTATAACATTAACATAATCAATTAAAGTTAAATCTTTGATATATGCGAAGTCTTGACCACTATAAGCGTTTATTTCTTCTTCGCTTATGAAGAACCTACCATCCGTCATAACGGTGGGGTTAAAATACCAATCATTAGAACATAATTGCCCTACTAATTGTCTGTATTGTGAAATTGATATTTCTGCTACTTTTTTCATTATCTGTTTAAATCTGTGTCTAGTCCTCTTAATTCAATATCTATTAATAGTGCTTCTGCAGGGGTAACACAACCACACCACAATGAGGTATATTCTCTAGGTGCATATTGTATAATACTGCCGTCATTATTCAAAGCCCCTTCAGTAATTACTTCTAGCCCATAAGATGTTGATGCTGCTGCCGTTGCTTGTGTTAATAATAAACTTGTGTCTTTGTATGCTTTGAATTGGGTAGTAGTGTCTCTTACCATATAGCAATGACCTAAACTATTAGCCACTGCAACATTATAGTTAACGCCTGCTACAAAATTACGCATAACCATATTACCACTACCATTTCTTGAATATAAGGCTATATGAGTATCTAAACCCCCGCTATTATCTAATGCCCCGAAGTCAACATAAGTACCACTTACATTCGTTTTAACAATTATACCATAAGCACATTTACTATTACTCATGCCTACATTAGTATTTAATGTTTTCATAGTTGCGCCCGTTGACATATAACCATTTGTGCCGTTATATAAGATACCCGTTGAACTTATTGTATAACCGCCAAATAAAGTGCCTGAATATCTTGAAATATCAGCAATATTCTTTATAACACCATTTGTATTAACACTTATTCTAGGATACCAATAACCTAATATACTGCCTAAATTATCTACATTTAAAGGTAGCCCCAATAAATTTTTAATATTAACAACCCTTGTATCTAAATAACCCCAAATTAAAGCACCCGTTGTTTCTTGTGCCGTACCTGTAAAATAAACAGTTCCATCATCTACTATGCCAACCGCATCTAAATAAGCAATTGTTTCAGGTTGTGGACCTTGTACGGGTGCTACATACGGTGGATTGAATGTTATGTATAATCTATCTCTCAACTTATTAAAATATAACGCCTTCTATTGGCTTGTAAACTAAAATTAACCGCTTGACCATTCAAGGAATAAACACCACTATCAATGGATAAACGTAGACCCCTTACAAATGTAACAGATTGACCCGATAAAACAAAATTACCAGTTTCTAAATTTACACTTTTGCCTACTTCAAAATTTAACCCTTGACCATCTAAAGTATAACTCCCTTTACTAATGCTTAATATTAAAGACCTTTTAAGTCCTAATGGCTGCCCACTTAAACTATAAGTACCACCTTGTAAAGTTACAGCAGCATCGTTATTAAATGCTATACTCTGCCCACTTAAAGAATAGCTACCTTGACTTATACTTACTCTTAATTGTCTCTTTAACCCAAGTGTCTGCCCTGACAAAAGATATGAACCTTGAGTAATTGAAATGTTTTTATCAAGTGAATATGCTATATCCTGCCCGCTTAAAGAGTAAGAACCCTGAGATACTGAAACCATTAACACCCTTTTGAGCCCAACGGTCTGCCCACTTAGTGAATAAGAACCATTATTTAAACTTACTTTTAATGCACGTTTAAAATTAACAGATTGCCCTGATAGAGTATAAGCCCCTTGATTAATAGGTAGGGTAACTCCTTTTTTAAGTGCTACTGCCTGACCCGATAAAGAATAAGAACCTTGATTACAACTTAACTTTAATTGTCTTTTTAAACCTACACTTTGTCCCGTTAGTGAATAACTGCCTTGAGTAATTGTAAGATCATACCCCCCCGCTGCTCCTGCTATCTCAATATAAGCACTTATATCATAGGCAAAATAGTTTGCAGGTGTACTTTGCGGGTCTTCCCATGTTGGGAAAGTAAATGATTGATCTATCCATGATTGTTTATATTGCCCTGTACCATACCAGAAATGGTATCTAAATGTGCCACCCCAAATAGCTAAATGGTATGTAACCCCTGCTGTAACTGAATAACTAAATGGCACTGTCACCCATGCTGCTGTCGTTGTGATTGAACCACTTGAACTAGAATCTGCTAATAAAGCACCTGGAGCACCTGCACTATCAGCATATATAGCCATTCTGTTACTGCCAGATGAAGTGCCCTGCATATATACATGACCTGTTATAGCCCCACTTTTAGGCGCAGTCCACTTACAACCCCAATAATCCGTATTACCTTGTTCACCACTATCATTAGGTAATATAGCAACAGTCCCCATATAGCCAGTATTAGGCACACCAACTGGATTAATAGACATTTGGAAACCTATGCCACCATCGGTAGCACTAAAAGAAACGGTAGCTGTACCAGTATCCCCTGCCGTTGCCATAGATTTATAACCTATCGCACCTGCTACTGTACTAGCTGGTGTCCCACCACTTGGCTCATATTCCCCTAATTCAGTCCATCCAGTAGGTTGCCCAAATGGGTTACAATCAGCCCCATCAGAACTTAAAAAGTATAAAGCTAAACTATCGTCATTTACGGTAGTAATTGCAGGAATAACAAGAGATGCCGTACTTGCAGAATCAATACCGCCCCCGACTATTCCAATAGGGTTGGTCGTATCGGCATCAATAATTCTTAAACACACAGCACACATATCATCAGATGACTGTGCTGTAATAGTTACGCTTGAACTATCTTCTGTACCGTCTGCTATTTTCCACCATAAACCAATATGAGTGTCAGCATTAGAAGAACCTATCTCCTTTAAAAATGTAAAACCAGAAGGGGGTGTTTGACCATTGAATTGGTAAGTGTCTGTACTATCATCATTAATGGCATATATAAGAAGTAAATCCCCTGCATTTATTGTTGCAGGTAATGTTAAACTACGCGTGCTTGATGTTGTACCAGTACCAAGCGCACTCGTAGATGATGCTATACTAGGTATGGTAGCCACTTATTATGCTATTTGCAATAACCCGTTAGTTGCGTCAAAGTCTAAAGTCAAACTTTCCCCATCTGCTAAAGTCAAAGCGCTTCCATAGTCAAACCATGCAATCAACTCATCATTTGTAGCAGTATCGTTATAAATAGCAATATACTGAAATGCTGCTACTGCCCCGCCTGATGCCGTTAATGTAAGGTCATCAATCACAAGTTTATACGTTCCAGATGTTTGTGAACTTGCCGATACCGTTAATACCCTGCTAGATAAATTGGTATAAGATATTTGGGTAAGATTACTTAATTGGGTATTAGACGCTATTGGGGCGTTTGCCGTTGCGCATAAAGCTACCGTCAAAGTATCAGAACCTAAATTGTGTACCTTCTCGGCTAATGCCTCTACAAAGCTGTTAAATTTGTTATATGTTGCCATTATATGATTATTTTATAAAATATGTTAAATGCAAAAGTTGTTACCGATGATACATCGCTCGGTTTAATCCATACCCAATTATTTATAGGTATCAATCTATTATCAAATATTTCTGATTCACTCCCCGCCTCACTCGTTACTACTCTATCTGTATCCCATAGTTTAGTTGGCGAAACGCTATTTTTATCCTCGTCAAAGTAAATATTGTAACTCAATGAAGTCCCATCTATTACGTCATTAATTTGTCTTACTGTTATAGCGGTAAATGTAAAAAACAAAGGTATATCATCAGTAATCAATGGGCTTGGGATTGTAACACCCTTACTAAATACTTGAGGGGAAACATAAACACCCGCAATATCAGGGAACTCCCCACTAGGTATTTCATCCGCTAAAGGTAAATTACAACTATCCCAATCGAAGTAATCTTGTATAGTTATATCTGTATAATGTCCGCTTACCTCATCACTCCATTTTTCCCAAACATGACTGATGCTTTGATTATCTAATAAATCTAAGTTGTTTTGTAAAGAGTACTTGTAAAGATAACTTAATGAATCTAATAATATTAACTCGGTATCACTCTCAACATCTAACTCATCGCTTTCATCTTTTCTAACCCTATCAACTACTATTATTCTATAAGTCCTATCTAAATCAACTTTATTTACAGTGCTACTAACAGGCACTACCCATAATAAAGGGTATTCAATACCCTCTACGGCTTGTTGCTCAAACTCCTGACCATAACCAAATGTATTGATTTGTAAGTGACTACTTGCGTAATCTTGGAATACTTTTTTTATCTGGTTTATCGTTTTCATGTTTTATCAGCTTTATGAGGTTCTTTTTGCTAACCCCTGCTATCTTACTTATTTTCTCTATATTTATTTGCATAGTAGTAATCTCTTGGATCAACTCTTTTATTGCCTAAATAAAAACCGCCTACACTGCTCTCTGTATTCTTAGGACAGTATAATGGGTAATCGCTACCATTATCACATAAGTAATCTTGTAGCAACTTTCTATATCCTTCGGCTCGGTTGTTATATTGACCTTGTACTTTACTTAAATCTGTTAAATTAGCAACTTGCCCAAAATCTGAATTAGTTGTCTGTATTGCTTTATTCCTTAATTTATAAGTTATATCAATTACACTCTCGCTTATTACCTTATTTATTAAATACGGCTCAATATAATCATTCAATAAAGTTTGATTAAGTACGGTAGTAGTGTCGGCATTGATTTGAGTAATTAACTCAGCATACAAGTCAGCCCCTAAAACGTCTCTTAAATATAAGTCTTGGACCGCTATTAAAGTAGGTTCTAATAGTTTGTTGTCTAAGTTTTCACTTATTACACTAAATTCCTTTAGCCTATCTATTTCTATAAACGCTGGTATTAATGCCATTTAATTTCTTTTTTTAACTAATACTTGTTTCCATGTATGTCTGCAATAAGGCACATGAAGTAAACCATCCGTATCAGGCACGGTCATCCAACCGCCTCTATATTTCCATACATCTTGGTTATACTCTTTCATGTCATTATTCAATTGGTCTATTTCCTCTCTAGTATAGAGACGATTCATTTGTAGTATTTTCGCACAAAAACTTCTATTCTTATCGTCTTGAGGTCCTGAGTACTTCCACATAGTAGCTACACTTACATTTGGCTCGTCTTTTGGTACGTTGATTTCTTTAATGTCTATATTACCACTTGCTTGAGTCGCCCCTACTACTACATTGTTTTCAATTAGCCGTTTCATTATTTTGGCTACATCAATACCTAAATCTTTGGTAGCCTTTTTAATATCAATAGTTTTTTTGCCTTTAATATAATTAAGGACCTTTTTTTCATCTTCACCTATATTGATATCCGCAAACTCTAACCCATCAGCACTTATGCCAATTTGAGATAATCTATTTATCAATATACTTTCAAAATTGCCTAAATCATTTTTAGCCATTTGAGTAGTAGGCTCGACTGCTAAGTCAATATCTAAACTACTATCTATTAATTGTCTTAATTCTGCTCTTGTTAGATTAGCCATTAACATAGATTCACTTATAGGAGTTTTTAATCTTTGTAATGGTTTTAATTCAATCCTTTTATCAAACCCTGCAAACTTTAATATGTAGTTAAAATCGCTTTCTATTTGCCTTCTGCGTGGCTCTACATAGTTTATGTTCATCAACTGCCAGGCTATATCCATATTAGACCATCCGTCTGTCAATCCACTTTCAGGCTTTAACCCAAATAATTGAGGGCTTGTTACGTTATGACCTATAAATATCTTTTCAATAGTTGATTTACTTAACTGCTCATATTGTTTATCTAATTCATTAGACCTCATTGGAACAATTAAAGGGGGTGTCTCATTTAGTTCAGCAAAGTATAATATCCCTTCCCCTCCGTTATCAGTACCATAGAACTTATCTTTTAAATCTTGTTCTACTTTTCTCATTTCTTCGGGTGCAGGTTTACCATTATACATCACTATCATATTACCTGCTGCAAACCCCGATTTAATATTATTCAAATGAAAGTTGTCTATTTCTATATCTGTTTCTATTCCTGCGTTGGCAGGTAAGTATTCAGGTAATGGATAAACTTTGATTTGCGGTCTGTAATCTGCAATGTATAGTAATTGTTCCCCGTTTCTTGTATTTGGATCAAATGGGGCTATTGCTCTTACATCTTCTGGCATTTTCTTTGATGCCTTAAACTTAGCCTTAGTGCTTTGTTCTTTGGTCCATTGCTTAGAGATATAAAATGTAGTTTGCTCAGCGTCGGTTCTTATAGTTTGAAAAGGTTGGTGATATATATTTACTATTTTGCCGCCCATCCATAACACTCTTAAAGCATAACCTCCAAAGATTAACCTATCTAAAATGGCTTTTTGTGTTAATTCGTTTAAGTCATCAGATGGGTTTACCCTTGACATAAAGTTAGTCAAGTTACCATCTACCATGCCATCAGATACCTGCCACCCTAAACCATTTATAAATCTTGCTTTGCCGTTTACTATTGCGTTATGAATTGCAGAACGGTTATAAAGATATACAAGGTAATCAGGGTAAGCATTATCATCCCCATATTGAACATACACATAGCCACTTTTTTCCCTGAACTCAGGTGTTTTATGCTCATATAATGGGAACGCCCCAAAGACATATTTATCTTTGGTAGACTTTTCTGGTTGTAGGTTCTCGCTCATAATTTGTTCGTGTTGTTATCGGTTTATTAAACTTAGCCAATCCTTCTTGGATTAGTTCATCGCTCAATGTATAGTCTAAATTCGTTGTACTTGTTTGGGCGTATATGTAATAATTATACTCATCGCCATATATTAAGGCTACTTCACCATTTAAGGCAGTTGCGCCACTTGTTACGGTTGTTACTTCAAACGATTGTCTACCATAACTATAATCGTCAATCGCTGCGCTAATACACACATACTCTACTTTAGATTCTTTTGAAACAAACCTAAATAGATAAATAGGGTTTTGTATCGTTACCTTTTCAGATAATGACAAAACTAAAATGTTCTCGGTATTTGGTTCTAATATTATCATAAATAAAGGGGGTGGTATTTGACCACCAACCCCCTCGAAGATAAACTATGAAAACACACTATGCGGGTTCAATAAGGGCTGCTATTAATCCTGACGGTACTTCAATAGGCAAATCTAATTCATCACCTGCAAAGGTAATGTTATAGCCATTGAGGTCTGCTGATGCAGTGCCAGTTTGTGCAGTTCCTTCTGAAATTTCTAAGCCTCTATACCCTCCATACAAGAAGTATTTACCATTCTCGTCTAAAACGATTATTTGAACAGTTACCTGCCCAAGTACAAGCAACTCATTTCTGAGTGCTGTACTTTGTTGAGGTAGTTGTATGTTTACTGAGTGGGTATAGAATCTTGATTGTACTGCCCTATCTCCGCCTACTGTTGCAGTTGCATTGCTTCCGCCCATACCTAAATTATACTCGAAAAATTCTTTTCCAGTAGACAAGGTAAAGACAGTTACAGCACCACTCACAACTGTTAAAGTAGCAGTGTTAGCAAGTTCAGTAATATAAACTTTTTGAACACCACCCTTATTACGACGGCATGGTAGGGTAAAATCTGAAGATAATATACAACTCATATTGATTAAGAATTAGAGTATTGAACCATTTCAGCACCAAATTTAATTTGAGTACCTAATTTGTATTTCAAACGGGTTAAAATTTTATCATCTTTCTTTTCGTACCACAAATCATATGCCTCGTAATCGCCTTGTAAGTCAGTACCGATTATAAAGTTAGATTGACGGCTCAAGAAGATACGGTTAGTTCCTGTCAAACCTCTAAAGGCTTTGATTTTAACACCCCAAGTATCTAACATATATTCACCACTTGTATAAGGTGAAGTCTCAGCACCATTGATATGGAAGTAGTTCAAATCTCTCAATTTTTGCAATAAGATTCTGAAAGTATCCCAACCCATACAGAAAACCAAGTCATCAGCACCTTGTACACCTGCTGGTAATTTAGATACCATGTCATCCAATATACCGATAATGGTAGTAGTAGATATACTTGCTTGTGCGGTTGCGTCTACTGTTGCAGTGTCATCGTCAATAGCTTTGATAAATCCATTAACTAAAGCTAAGTTACCTGAGCCAGTTGATTTGTTACCTTGCCAAATTTGAGTTTCTACAACTGCTTTTACTTTCTCATTGTAGTAACCAGTCCACTCTTGTTCAAATGGTAGAGCATCTTGATAAGATCCTTTTTGTAGACCAATTCTAGCCCAGTAATCTTCTAAATCAGCAGGGCAATGGGCAGTTTCATGGATTGCGCTATCTACTGAAATTTCTTTCTGAGTAAAGGTGGTATCACCCGAACTTGTAAAAGTAGAACATCCAGTGTCGGCTCTCATAAGGATATCAATATCCATATAGTTAAGTTTTTCTTTATACTTAATGCCTTGCTGCCATTCAAAGAAATCAGCAGATTCACCACTAAATACAGATGCCATTAACAACGGCAATTTTTCCTCATTGACATAAGCGGTCAAATCTGACACGTCATATCCAAATTTTAATTTCATGTATTTGTTATTTTGTTTTTGATTGTAAAAAATTAGACGACCTACGACCTAACCCTTTAACGGGTTCAAAGTCATTCTTAAATTTAGCTTTTAAGTCTTTGTTATCTTTATCCTCATAACTAAGTTTAATAGCCTCAAATAAGTCTTTAATATTTTCATCTATTTTAGCAAACTGCTCTGAATAATCAGTAGGCTTGTTAGATTCAATAGATGCTTTAAGTGTTTCGATTTCAGCTTTAAGTGCTACTATTTCAGCGTTTGGCTCAATAGTTTCTGCTGCCATCTCTGCGGGTTCGGCTGGTGCTTGTGGACTTGCTATTGCAGCGACTACCCCACCTGCTACACTGATAACCGTACCATCTTCAAAGGTGTAATCACCATCTTCGACGGGGCTACCTGCTTCGCTCATTACGGGCGTTCCTTCGGCTAAATCACCCTCCCATGTTACCATAGTGCCGTCTGTAAGTTTTGCGCTACCCATAACCGCTTTAGTTGGTTCTGCTTGTGCTTCTTTAGGTTCTTCGTTTAACCCAAATTTCTTAGAGAATTTCTCTAATATTTCTTCTAATTTGTTCATTATATTAAAATGTTTTTTTTCTGAAAATTGACCTTCTACACTAAACCCGTTTAATTGACCAGTCTTAACATAGTCATTCCATATTTTATCGTCATCAACTTTAACGAATCCAAACCAACTGCCATCACTTAAAGTCTCATAACCCATAGGGGTGTTAATACCTTTAGTAGAATCAATTATAAATGATTGTTGTAAGTAGACATTACTAAGTTTGTCGGCTTCATTGTGCATATTGTTAAATGCACTAACTCTACCTTCTTTCATAAACTTGTTTACTATCTGCTCAATGGTTTCTTTTTTAAAGACTACAAAAAATTTTTTACCTTCATAGTTTCTATATATAGGCATATCTGCCACCATTAAAGGACCTGCTACTATTCTTTTTTCTGTGTCAGCAGTTTTAAATTCAAACTTAGGTTTAGCGTCATCAGAATTAAACGCCATCCAATTTCTTTGAATAGCAGGATTGTCGACAAAGGCAATAGCCTCTACACGATCGTTTTCTAAATCTTCTAAAGTAAGTTCAATAACTGGTAAGTCCATCTATAAGTAAAGACGACTATTTTAAAAAAAGTGGGTATTTTATTTGGTTATTAGAAAGTAACCTTTATATTTGTATTGCCTTTTGGGTAATATTGGCTTTTCATTGCATAAAACCTCAGTCTTGATTGATTGGGGTTTTTTGTTTTTACTCTACCATAGCTTGTTGATATATGCTACCAACTTTATTGCCTGCGTTTCTTATATCTGTTTCAGTAACATATACTTTGAAGTTACCATTTTGCCCTGTTTGACGTTGTGGTGTATTGTTAGTTGTGAAACCTTGTATTCTTGGGGCTTGATTACTAAACGAACCGCCACCTACATTAGACACATTACCACTACCAAACTCGGTTTTACTAATCGCTGCTACCCTTGCCAAACCTCCTGCTATTGCTACACCTGCTGCCACTTGCGCCCTTATAGGTGCATCAGGAGTAGGTATGCTTAATTGACTTGTATAGGCTTTTTGCGCTGCCATATAGGTGTCAATAATTGCGGTACTTATATTTAAGGCTTTATTTATTGCAAACGCCCGTCTTTGCCCTTGCTCTGATTTACTCGCAAAAGCAGTGGTTAAAGAAGATAAAGCATTTAACCCATCGGTAGCAATAGCCACTCTTTGCTCATAGGCTGCCTTTTCATTATTGATTTTATCTAATCTTTCTTTCTCATCAATAGCCTTTTGTTTATCTTTATATTCTTGTTCTAATGTAGCTTCAGCATCTAATGATGCAAATAAGTCATCAAATGATTTTTGATTATTTTCAGCTTCTAAATCACTTTCTGTTTTAGCAGATAATAACATTGCATTAGTGTATTCATCTTGTGATAAAATACCTAATCTTAATTTTTCTTGTAAATAAAATCTTTGTCTATCAAGTGTTAAAGTACCTAATATATTTTCTCTATCTTCAGCTATTTTTAAAGACTCTTTAGAAGCAGTTAATGCATTAGCTTTATCTAGTTCAGCTTGTTTCTTTCTATCTTCACTATTCTTTTTAGCTTTATCTTGTTGAGCTTTATTATTTTTATCAGCTTCTTTCTCTTGACTTGCAAAGTAAGTCTCATTTAATATCCTTTTTTCTCTTTGTAGATCCTCCGCTTGTTTTAATTCCTCATCAGTTAAATCACCATGCGCCTTCAATGACGCTTGAAGTAATTGTAATTTTCTATTTATTAATTCTCTTTCAGCTACCCATATTTTATATGCAGTTTCCCCTCTTATCTTCATAACCTCTATTTCTTCTTCTGCTTTGGTTATGTATTTTTCAGTTGCCTTTTCTAATTTGTCATACTCTCGTGTGGCATCACTAGTTATGCCTAAGAAGTCTGTAATTGCATTTTTAACGGCATAGAAAGTGTTTTTAAGTGTTTCTAATGATGGTAAGAAATTTAATACTGCTTTCTTTATCTTATCAAAATTAGATATCAATAATGCTATTGCTGCAATTATTAACCCTATACCTAATGCCGCACCTGCTATTCTTAGGGCTTTCATTGCGCCCGTTGTGCCTTGAACTACTAATGTGTAGCGTGTTTGAATGGCAGTTAATACTTTTAACCTTGTAGATTGTAACAAGGTCATTGCAGCACTATCCTTATTTAAGGTATTGGCAACCGCCTGGAATCCATTTAACAAAGCTACCGCCCCTTGTACTTTTACTAATTGTTTTTGTAGGTCTTTATTCTCATCCCCAAATAAAGCCATAGCACCTTGAGCAGCCGTAAATCCACCTATTATACCTTGAGTGACGGATGTAAAGCCATCTAATAAACCCGTATCACTTGAAAGGTTTTTTACTTTTTTGTTTACATCACCTATCTTATCTTCTAATGCACCTGCTTGTGCTGCTACCTTTTCAAACTCTTGGCCACCTAATGTGCCACTAGCTAAAAGGTCTTTAAGCTCTCTTAATTGGGTTTTAGCAGATTTTAATTTATCAGATGCGTTTTGCACCGAATCACTACCTTTTACCTTTATTTCTAATTCTACATTCTCTGCCATGTTATTTAAAATTTAATTATACCGTCAGTCGTTAATAAAAAAAAGTGGACCTCATTTATACTTGAACACGTTTCTTGCAATACGTCACCTGATGAATATATTTGAAGTTGATTACCTGCTACTGTCTTTTTGGTATGGATTACCGAACCTGCATATAATGTCTCGTCTGGCAAATATAATAATACATTACCATCTGTCGTGTCTGCTATTACATAAAGCGGGCTACCTTCTTGACCTGTTAAAGTAGTTGCACCTGATGTAACATTCATGTATTGAAAACCTAAGTCTATTAGATTATCTTTAATAACATAGCCTCTACTTATACCAGATTGAAGTATATTATTCCCTGCTATTTGAGTATTAGGGTTGCCAGTTGTGCCTATCCCTATATTTGGGTTAAGTCTAAACCCTTGTTTTGTTTCACCGCCTCCACCTCCTTTACCATCTGGGCTTGGGGCTTTCTCTGCTGGTCCTGTTGGATTAGTTGTAAATGTTTTACGCCCACCTCTTGAAGTTATTATTTCATTTGTAATCGGAGTGGCTACATCTATTTTTAAGAATCTACATAATGTAGTATCTGTATAATTATGATCTACAACTTCGTACAATCTATAATAAGCATTATCAATAAAATATAAAGGTCTAAAAGAAAGGTTATGAATATCAGAAGGTCTAAGCCTTATATAACATTCTACCATTTTACTATTTAAAGATGTTGTTTCTGCTATTTGTCTATAATAGTATCTATTAAATAAAGTCCCCGTTGTAAAAGTTAATTGACCGCTTGAATCGGGTTTATAGTAAACCACTAAAGGCTGCGCAAAGTTTAAGTCAATAGTAGGGGCTTCCCAATTATCAAAGTTACTAGCTAATGGATATTGTGTTTTATAAGTGCCGTTAAAGTTCCATGTACTATCTTTTAGCCCATTGTAGAATAATATTCTAGGGTTACTATTTATAGTAGGTTCACCCGTTACAGATTTAATAACAGGCATTACCCTATTCCAATGGTCTAGCTGTGAAGTGCTAGACATTAAAGTAGGTGAAATACCTATTTCAATTTTCTTAGTGCCTTTTGTAAAGTCGTTATCAATATCATGTACATAGTCACCATATATACGACCAGTTTGTACTTCATAAGTATTGTTTAATAAATCAACATCTTTTTTGTAAGAAAAATAATAGAACTTAGAATCTACTAACGCATTAGGTTTAATAGTAAAATCTTTCTCAGTATCTAAGTTGTAAGTCCAATCAATTACCTCATCTATAAAATATTCATCTCTAGGCTCAATAAGATATTGATTGAATTTACCGCTATTGTCGTCACCCTCTCTAAACCAATAAGGCTCAATATACAAGTTAAACATCTTAACTAAATCCATTAAGAAGTCCTTTTGTGTTTTATTGGTATCTAAAAGATTATTTACTCTAACAGTTTGCCCGTAGAATGTTTGTGGTTGAGGTTGGATGTAGAAAGATGAATTAGCCTTAACATCTAATCGTGTGTTAACTCCTTGAATTAATGTTTGAACTTGAGTTCCTACATAAATAGAACATTCTAATATAGCCAACTTAAAAGTATCTGCTGCGTCAAATCTAACCCCGCTAAAGTTCATGCCTATCGGGATAGCCGTTGATGACCCTACGCCTAAGTTGAATACTTGTGATGGGGGGATATTGACTACATCTAATGCTAATATAGTACCTGATGAATTAACTAAACCAACTTTAATAACTAGCCTACCATTAGGGAAATCTACTACCCCTATATTAGTAATATCAGCTTCAAAACTAAATTGATATTCATAGAATCCACCTGTGTCAATAGTAACTAAACCCGTTGTATTGTCGTATTGAGTAGCAGGGTCTAATATTTCAGAATCAAATATAACAGGGTAATTAGTATAACAATATGTAGAAGTCCTTGCAGACCCCACGCTAGAATAATTAGTAGTACCTGTTTTTTCTGCCACCACCGCTAACGCTGCTATTTCAGTATCGTCTAAGGTTAATCCGTTAATATCCCCTTGATATATTAAACTTTTAAATTCATCAGTCTCAAAAAACTCTGAATAGTATTTAAATGAAGTATCTTGAAATATTTTATCAATAATTGTCTTTACAAATATCCAAGGTTTAAAATGTTCTGTTATCCAAAAGTCATTTATTAATGTGCCAGTGTCATAGTTTTGGTGGTTGTCCCCATAATCTACCATAGGGTAAAGGTAGCCACTAGTATTGGACCATGATGCTTCTATATTAGTTTCATTGTATGTATGATTGTATTCTGATAAGTCTAAGTCTGCTAATGTTTTATTAGATAACTCTGCCCATAAATCTCTAATCTCACCATAGATAGTTAATTTATATTCTACCTTATTGGAGTACCTATTTAAAACAATATCCGTTAATTGTGCATACCCAGTTACTTGCTCTATTGTATCAGTGTGTATATTACAGGGGGCTTTTTTATTAGGATTAAAGTAAGGGGCAAATTGAGTGTTATCATCTAAACTAAAATTAACATCAAATTGACTTGCAAATATTTGGTCGTTCTCAGCACTTGAAGGTACTATTATTGTTTTAGTAAAATTAGACTTTCGTTTGTCTGGTTGTGTAATATCATAGATACCCTTAGTTATTGCTAAGTTACTATCATCATCAAGTTCAATAGTATAGTTCATAGTCTTTGTCTGTATATTGATTTACTAAAGGTAAAATCACATTCAATAAAGAATATTTTATTTTTTTCAGCGGTTTGAACATTATAGCTTTTAGTATCTAAAACTAAATTAACTAACTCCCCATCAATAATACCCCAATGTATAGGACTGCTAACCATATATTGTAACCACTCCGCTTCTGTGTCGCTTATATAATCTGTTCTTACTTTAATCTTTTTATCAACTTGAGTAAAGAAATTAGTACTTTCGCTTTCATATCTTGTTCTCGCAAATGTGGATCCACTGAATGACCCTGACAATTTTCTAAATGCTGACTTGGTTACTTCTAAACTGCTATCATTAGCAAAGTTAAAAGTAAATGAATCTATACGCCCTAATCGGTTAAGGTAGTGTATTCTTATGCCTGAGTTACAACTTGTATCTATTTTAAAAGTTAATGTTTCACTTGTAATATCACCTGCATTACTTTGTGTATATACAGTGTATTTGTCGACTGAAGAAGTTATGATCGGTTGGCTACCACTAGACAAAGTAGTACTATTCAAATCAACTGGACCAACTAAACAACTTAAAAATAAATCAGGCGTTGTAACCCCACTTGCATAAGCGTTTGTTATTTCATAAGTGCCAAGTAAACTATTAGATATATCATAAGTTTTTACAACTATTTTTTTAACGCCTTGCCCACTCCCTGCGGTTGTCATCATTCCTAACTCAAAACTTTCAGTGGTTTTTATTCTAATGTTTGCGCCTCTTTGATCGGTTAAGAATCTTTGTTGCTGCAATGAAGGTAATAAAGTAGAATCAGATATAACCCATAAATCAGAATCATAATCTATAACATCATCTAACGCACCATTAAAAGCATATTTGTAAGATGTTGATGTGGTAGCCCCACTAGTAACCGCACTCGCTACACTACCCGTTTCCTCTACAAATTGTAATCTATATTCTTTGTAAACATTAGAAGTGCGCCTAAAACCAGTAGTACCAGATTGAATACCGCTAATATCATAAGAAGTATATTTTTCTAAAATCCTTGAGGCATCAAACTTTAATAACGAATTGTCTGGACGTGGTAGGTATCTATGTTGGCTAATAGTATCTCCGTTGTCATCTTGTACTTTCACTAAGTAGAAAAAGAAAGTATTGCCTATTAGATTATCTGATGAAACAATAAAGTCCATCGGATTAAATACGGGGGCAAAATCTTCTGCGCTTTGCTCTATTGTTAAACTCATAACTTAATTTCTATTCTATATGCTTCACCTAAAGACTTTTCCAATCTTTTACCTAATTCTTTATAACTCTTTTCATTAAATGTATTTGACCAAAATAATGTTTTACCTATACCAGTCTTTTTGATTGTCTTTGCTATTGCATAACTTACACTTACCGCTCTAGGAATTACACTAGACTTACTCGATTCTTTTTTATCTTGTCTAATTAAAATAGGTTTTCTGGCTATCCAATCTTGAATACTAGCAGCCATGCCCTTAGATACTGAAAGTGTTTTAAACTTAAATTTACCCGTTGTGGGTTTCTTATTAGGACCTAACCCCTCTACACCCTGATCAACATAAATATAGTAATCAGCAGCATAAAAAGAAAAGATTATAGTTTGTGGGCTTAACTCAGAATCATAGTGAATAGATGCGGGTAATTGTTGTGCTTCATGTATTCCAGACCTTTTTAATAGTTCTCTAGCCTGAAATATGCGTTCATTAGCCCATTCAGTAGTAACCGCAAATATTTTATCACTTATCGTTTGATTCACTCTTAAATATCTCTTTGTCTTTTTGGTAGGATAAATGGTTTAAGAAATCATAAATGCCTACATCATAAAGACGATTGAGATTAAGCAAGTCACCTGCTACATGAACGGCTATATCATACCATCCCCACTTTAATCCAAACCATGTTGCAACTCCACCTTCAAATAATGAGTTATACTTTTGGGTAATTTCAGCATAACAGCGCAAAAAAAAAGACCTATTGGATAAGCTATGTCTATACTTAAACGCTCTTTAAATAACCTAGATGTATCCATTACATCGTGTTCATTAGTGCATACCATAGCGGCTAAGATTAAATGTAAATTACTTATTATTTCTTCGGGGGTTTTAGTAAGTGATGCTATTGAAATAAACTGCCCTACATTCCACTTATCAGGTGTTTGGATTACTTTATAGGTTTTATCTTCTAAGGTAAATTCTTTAACCCAATTATCTTCTGGTATCGAATCGTTTAAAAAAGAATACTTAACCATCTTCTTTTCTAATTTGTTTACCGTCCATAATTTTACCTCGTCTATTGATACCCCTTCAAAGATATTAATAATGTTTGCCCCTATCATAAAGACATTACCATCGTGTATTTTAACTACTTGGGTTAATCTTTGGAATTGATCTATTGTTACATTACTATAATTCATCACTTTTGGGCATTGGTACTGGTTTAACTTGGTCAAATACACTTACATCATAGGCAACATCGCTACCACAAGCAAAGAAAAAAGAACCCCACGACATAATTTTATACTCGTATATTCTCCAACCATCCTCACTCATGTAAGTATAGTAGTACCCTTCTTCAATCTCTTGTGGCATAATAAATGCAAATAAAGGCAATTATCAATATAATTAAAAGTTTTATCATTGCACATTTACTGTTAATTTCTTTTCAATGTGACCAGATAAGAAGAAAGGGGATACAACCATATTGCTAAACTTCTTTTTACCCCCTTTGTAGACCTCGACAAGTGTTTTGCTTGTTACATTTCTTTCAGCCCCTTCTATGGTCAATTCAATGGCATCACCTTTATTAACACTTTGTTTGTAGACCTTTGTAAGGTAATGATACTTGCCATTTATTAATACAGTTGAATAACTCTCTGCATTGGTAATCATTAACTCATATTCATTGTACTTTAATTTATCTTTACTACAAGACATTAAAAGCAATACTATAATAATGTATTTCATACTACAAAGATAATGAATTTACGCAACATGATATTTACCATAGTTTTGATTCTTTATTAAATGGCTAAAACCATACCTCATAGCATCCATTGAGTGATTCATAGCGTCAATAGGTTTGCCCGTCTCTTTGCCGTTCCTATCCGTTTCCCAAACATAAGCCCTTAATTCTTTTATTAAGTTAGTACTTCTTTTAGTCACAAGTAATTCCTGCTGTTGAATTAATTGTATACCGTTTCTTATACTATCTGGACCTTTGACCGCACCCATACACCTTAACCCATAACTTTGTAACTCTGCTATACTTTTAGGCTCAGCACTATCACATATTACAATATCTCTATTATCTTTTAGAAGGTTATAAATATCTCTATTGCTTAATTCTTTTTGGTAAATCAACTCATCAATTATATATTGATTGTTATATTTATAAATTGCAACTGCTGATGTAGGATCAACTGAATAGCCAAAGTCTAAACCAATACCTAACAATCTTGCTTCACTTGGTATATTGTCTATTAACTGCCAATTAGTATAGATAGTACCTTGAACACTACCTACCTCCCCTAATCCGTAAACCTTCCACCAATTTGCCCAATATGTAGAAGTTTCAGCTTTACTCCTAGCACTTTCAATATCTTTAACAATCGTATCACTTAAACTCTCATTATCTTTATAGGTTAAAATAATTAACTCAGCATCGTTTTCTTTTGCTACTTCCGTATGAGCCCAGAACTCAGCACTTGGGTTATAGTCTAACCAAATTTCTCCACTTGTTCTAATTGCTAATTGGTGGTATGCTTCAAAGGTTAAATTGTTTGCTTCATTAATATAAAGTATTTCACGCCTTGCCCCTCTTAATTTACTTTCTTGATCGGCACTAAAGAACTCAATAAAAGAACCATTAGCAAATGTATAAGTTAAAAGTGTTTTATTCCAATGGTCAGGGATAAATCTATTGGTCCACTCCATTATCTTTATGAAGTCTTTCATCGCTCCACGCCTTAAAGCTGGTATTGTTTCTGATACTACGCTTATCTCTGTATGTGGTTTCTTTGCTGCCTTATCAATTAGAATAGCAAGTATAGCGTATGTCTTTGCTGCGGATGTGCCACCTTGAACAACCTTTTTACGGGCAGTTAGTTTAAGTAGTTTATTTATTGCAGTGGTCCGTTTAAACACTTTTGTTTAACTTTTATACTTATTACTTTGTTCTGGATTATTTTGTGTTTTCTCGGTAATTTTTGATATAACTTATTGATATTCATTAAAACCTTGTTCTGGTTAATTATATGTTTTGTTTAACTTTCTTCTGGGAAAAGGGGCTGCTCAATTATTGTAGTTTCTTGCTTTTCAACTAAGTTATTTAACCTCTGAGTAATTGATGGGTTATACTGACCAACCATGCCCCCTTCTATCTGGTCTCTTCTTATTTCTTTGCGTATGCGTGAGCAGATGTTCATATAATCGTCATACAAATTATCTTGATTAACAAAATATTGGTGTACATATCCTATGTTATCAGCACAATACAATTCAAACCCTTCCATTGTTAAAGGTCTTTCTAACGGTTCTTTAACCATTTCCCCATCTCTACCTACAAACTGAGTTCTAAAACGTGGGGTGGATTTAACTTGCTCTGCATACTTACAGAATAACTCCCACATCTTTTCAGGTGTTTCTATGTATTTAGTTCCTTTAGGTCTGCCCATTAGTTTCGTAGTGATATTTTAATACGTTTAAGATAGCTTTAGATAGATTACACCACTCATCATCACATTGATCGTCATCACAAGGGATGTTTGAATCTTCTTGAATATCCTTTAACAAACTCTCTAGTTTAATTTTTACCTCTGCCTTATCCATTAGCTTGTTTTTGTTTAGTTGCGTTATCTTTTACAGCGTGTGGGCTGTTAGTGGTTATTCTTATTTCTATTATCTTAGTCATCTCTTTTTATAAGACGACTGAGAATAATTATTTTTTACCTCTCTTTTTAGGTTTGTAGATTATTGCCTCTATTTGATATTCGCCATTACCATGTTCCTCTGGCTTATCTTTGTTGGTTGATGTGTCTTGTGTCTTTATGCTGATTATCTTGTAAGACTGCCCATCTAAAGCCGTTTCAATTAATCCTTTTAGACTTTTAGTGTCGGGGGCTTCTTCTGTGTCAGGTAATATAAAAAACTTATGATCTAAATTCCATTTGCTAGGTAATGTCTTTTTACGCTCGTATAAGTCTCTATGAGGTACGCAAATAATTAGATGCCCACCTTGTGCCAATATTCTAAACCAATTTCTTATTGCTTGGATAGGTTGGTTAAG